GGAGTCCCAGCTCATCGTCTACTCCTCCACCTTCAGCTCGCCCGACTCCACCATCTCGTCCTCACGAGCCCGGATGAGCTCGATCAGCTTGGGCTTGCCGGTGTTCGGGTGCGGGTTCAGGCCAATGGCCTTAGCGAAGGACAGCAGTTCCTCCCGGTCCATGTCCTCGAGGTCGATGTCCATGGTCTCGATGACCTCCCCTGCATCCTCGCTCTCGGGCACGTTCTCGTGTTCCGCGGTCGCTTCGGCTTGGGGTTCAATCTCGGCTTCGGGTTCAGGCTCAAGGGCTTCCAGGCACAGGGCCAGGCACTTCGGCATCTCGCCGTCGTAGCCGAACACCTCGCCTCGCTTGAAGCCGACGCTGCTCGAGACCGTCGCCTCCACGGTTCCGTCCTCCGCCTCGCCCACGAGTGCCAGCGCATGACGCCGGGCCCGGAACTGGTCGGGCGTGACGCGCACGGTCCCGGAGATGACGTTCACCACGGGCGCGGTCACTTCGTAGAGCTTCATGGTCATGGTTCCCTCCAGAGGGAGGGGGCGGGGCAGCGTGAACCACCCCGCCCTCTCAGTCCTAGTTGAAGGTCGTCAGGACGGCCCCGCTCCACAGGCCGTAGCCCACGTTGCCGATCCGCTTGATCCCGTAGAGGTGCCGGTTGTTGCGGAACTCCTCCTCGGAGCCCTCGGCAAGCGCCGAGATGGTGATGTCCTCCTCGAGCTGGCGGATGAAGGGCTTCACCGCGCCATCGGTGCGGTAGAGATAGAAGCGGTCGTTGTTCGTCAGCCGCGGGTTGATCGCCATGCGGTAGACGAACCCGCCCAGGCTTCCGACGGCCTGGATGAGGTTGTTCCTGGCCTGGCCACCCTCGAGCACGACGGAGGTGCCCAGGGCACCACAGGTGGCGCGCAGCATGTTAACGGGGGCCATGACCAGGAACTCCCTGGCGCTGCCGTTGATGGGCTCGCCCTGGTCGTCCTTGAAGCCGAACATGGCCTCGGTCGCCTGGAGGATCGCGCCCTCCATCTCTGCGGGGGTGGGCTCGTTCTTCTTGTTCGCTTTGTACGTTAGGTCGTTCGATTGAACGCCGGAGTCGCCTTCTGCGTGATCGGTGTCGAAGAAATACTGGCCGTCGTGGCAGACGCTAGCCTCGCCAGCGACGATGAGGGCGGAAAGCAGCTTGGCGTCGTGGTCCTGGGCCCGTTCGGCCATCTGGCGGATGCGGGCCATGACCTGGCCAGTCTTGTCGCGGCGGATCTCGTCCACCATGACCTCGAGGGTGGCCTCGAAGGTCAGGTTCTTGATAGTGAACCCGTGCTCGCGGAACCCCTTGGCCTGGCGACCGCCGATCCACTCGCGCATGATCGGGGAGGTTCCGAGCCACTTGTAGGTTTCGCTCTCCTGGTCGGAGGTGAACAGGTTAGACACCGCATCGACCCAGGTGTTCTGTGGCTGATCGAGGGCGTCCATGATGTAGCCGATGATGGCGCGGCTGCCGAGTCCCTTGGCGCTCATGTTGTCCTCCCTTTCTACTTGAGCATGGCGGCGAGGGCGTTGATCTTCGCGGCCAGGCTGGCAACGATGTTGTTCAGCGCGGCCTGGTTGAAGGTAGCGCCCACGTCCGCGATGGTGTCGCTGGCGGTGCCCACGGAAGTCGTGAGGCCGGTGATGGCCCCGCCCCGGCGCACATCGAAGGCCACCACGGCCACGCCGGTCGAAACGAACCGCTTCACCTTGCCGATGTAGCTGTTGCCGGTGGCGGTGAGGACGAAGGTGTCGTCATCGCTGGCATAGACGGGCTTGCCGATGTCGGTCGCCGCCACGCCGGCCACGGGAAGCTGGACCTCGCCGTGGGTCTTCACCTGGACGCGCACATTACCAGCGCTGCCGGTGCTGTTGTCGGCGTTCTGAATGCAGAAGCCGACGAACTGGTCTCCGGCATTCAGGGGGCGGGCATTCCCGGAAGCGGCTTCGATGCCCACCGCGGCGCCCTCGTAGATGATGTCGGTCGCCACCATCGGAAGGCTGTTAAGGTCGCCGAGCTCATAGGTCCGGGACTTGTCGGTTGCTAGAGTCGCCATGGTCGTCTCCTCCTACTTGGTGGCGATGCGGATGGTACCCTTGGCCTCGGCCTTCTTGTAGGCGAGGTAGGCGCTGAGGCTTCCGCCGAACTCGGCGCGCAGTGCTTCGTTCGCCTCGAACTCGGCCTTCCAGGCTTCCTCGCCATGGGGTGCGGAGGCGCCGAAATCAGTCGAGGGGGTCGCCGGTTCGGGGGCGTCTTCCTTCATGGCGCACAGCTTGGCCTCCCTGGCCTTGCGCTCGGCGGCCAGGACCGCAGAGGCGGCCTCGGGGCCGGTCGTCTTGCCGTCGAAGGCGAGGGTCTGGATCAGTGCCTCGTGCCCGGGCAGGGCCTGGGCCAGCACATCCTGGATACGCTGCCGCTCGGCGGTCGCACCCTCGGCCTTGATGGCGTCGAACACCGCTGGGTGTTCAGCCTTCAGGGTCTCGATGTCCATGCTGTTCTCCTTGTGAGAGGTTGCGGTTGTCGAGGCTGCACCGGCCTCGCTGGTCTGGTTCTGGGCAGCCGACACCGCGGCCTTGCCCGAGTCGCTGCCGAAGGTCTCGCCTTCCGCCAGGCTGTTGATGATGGCGTCCAGGGTGGAAACACCGTCCACCAGACCCGCCTCTATCGCTGCCCGGCCAATGAAGATCCTACCTTCGGCCATATTTTCAAGAACGGTCTCCACATCGACCCCGCGGAACTTCGCCACGTCGGAGACGAAGGCGCTGTAGACCGCATCCACCTGTTCCTGTATGTAGGCCCGGCCCTCGGGGGTGAGGGTGCCATACTGCGAGGCGATGCGCTTGAACTTGCCGGCCGTGATCTCGGTGGTCTTTACGCCACGCTGGGCTTCGGCGCCCGAGATGTCGGTGTGCGTGGCAACCACGCCGATGCTGCCGACCTGCGTGGTGTCCCCGGAGATGAATATGCGATCAGCCGCGGAGCCGATCCAGTAGGCGGCGCTGGCCATCATGCCGTCGGTGAAGGCCACGATGGGCTTGGTCCCGCGGTAGCTGGCGATGACGTTGGCGAACTCCTGCGTGCCGTCCACCGCGCCGCCAGGGCTGTCGATGGCTAGCACGACGGCCTTCACCTGCGGGTCTTCCATGGCCCTGGCGAACTCCGCCGCGGCGTAGCTGGTGGAGGTCCCGCCGGAGATGTGCATCAGCAGGTTCATGCGCTTGGCGATGACGCCCTCGATGGGGAGCACCGCCACACCGTCAACCATCTCGTATCCCTTGGGCTCGTTCTTCAGCGGGCGGCCCAGTCTGGCAGACAGACCATCGAGGTCGATCTTTTCGCCCCGCACGTGCCGGTTGTAGATACCAATGACCTCCTGATACATCGCGGGCGTGATCGCCCACGGGGCGCATACCAGGTCAACGAGTCGGGCCATCGGTCCCCTCCTTCTCCGTGTCGTCGTCGGTGTCGTCTTCCGTCTCGTCCTTGGGCTTGGGCTGGCCCGCCTTGCTGGAGTCTCCGAACTCCTCGGGGAATAGGTCGCGGATGAGCCCGGCCTCGCGCCGCATCTTCACCTCGCGGGCGAGCTGGAAGTGCTTCGTCTCCCAATCCCCGCCGGTCAGGGCCGCGCACTCCTCGGCGTGAGTCGACAGGCCAAGCTCGATGCGCCTGCGGGCCGCTTCCACTTCCTTCGTGGGGTCGATCTGGCCGGGGGAGTCGCCGATCCACTTGGTCCCCAGGTAGGCCCGTCGAATGGCGGGGTCCTGGAAGTAGCCAGGGGCGATGACACGCCCGCGGGCCACCGCCTCATCCATCCACGCCTCGAACACCGGCTGACAGAAGGAGGTCGCGAGCCACGCTCGCCGCCCGTTGAAGAAGCGCCATGCCTCCAGCAGCGCCGCCTTGCTCGCGCTGTAGCTCGCCTTGAACTGCTTCATCAGCACCTCGAACGGGATCTCGAGGGCCATGGCCACCTGCACCATGATCGCCTGGATGAAGGGATCGAAGTTGGCGTTGGGCCGCCCAGGGTTGGCGACCTCGATGGACTCACCAGGAGCCAGGTCAATGATCGCGCCAGACTTGAGGCTCTGTTCGATCTGGCCCGCTGCAGGAGGTGCCCCGGTGGTGACGTCCGTGAGGCTCATGCCGGCATCGGACTTGACGAACACCGAGAACATGCCACTCACCACCGCCGCCATGATCTCGGCCTCAGTGTAGCGGTCAAGTTGCTTCAGGGCCTCCACCACAGGAGCGAGGTAGGGCACGCCGCGGGTCTGCCCAGGCCGGAGCTTGCGGTAAAGGTGCAACACGTTCCGGCGCCCGGTCTGCCTGCCGAAGGCGTCGTAGGGCTTCCACTCGTCCTTGGACCCGCTGATGTCGCCCGGGTGGCTGGTCCGCACGTAGTAGCGCACAGGGGCGCCCATAGCGTCCAGTTCCACACCTCCGGCGAAGGTGTTGGTCTCCTTCTGGCCCTTGGGCTGGCTCACGCGGTCGCCCTCGAGCAGCTGCACCTTTAGGGCGTAGATGCTCCCCATGGTCTGCACCATGGGGAGCAGCGCAAAGCAATCGCCGGACTCGAGGGTGGAGCGGAACGCCAGCTCCTGTAACCCGTAGAAGTCCAGGGTGCGGGAGATGTCACAGTCGGTGGTATCGGCCCACAGCCGAAACTCGCGCTCAATCAACTTCTGGGCCTCGGCGGCCTGCTCCTCGGAAAGGCCCAGGGCCTCCCGGTCGATGTTGCTCTGCAGGGCCAGGCCGGTCCCGACAACCGAGTTCACGACGCCAGCGACTGCGCCGGCAGCGATGGGGGTGTTGCGCACCAGGTCTCGGGAACGCTCCCGCATGACGGAAAGGTCGGGGAGGATGTCAGCGTCGGCGCTCCCGTTCGTCACCTTCCACTTCTGGGTCTGTCGCCGGTCCACACGCCCCGCCAGGTAGCCGCCGGCGACTGCCATCATGGTCCGGTCCCTTAAACGTCGAAGGCCCCAGGATGGGCTGATCCATGACGCGAACTCGTCCATCAGCGTCTTCGGCTTCGCGTCAGTCATGTGGCACCACGAGCCGGACGGTCATGCCGGAACCATGGGACAGCCGCTGAACCCAGCGGTGCCAGTAGTCGATGTTCTTACGGATCTCGGCCACGTTCGCCCTGGTGAGCGAGCGCCCGCCTATCGTGTAGGCTTGCCCTCCCGCCACGGCAAGGTCCGCCGCGATCCACTCATCGAGGTGCGCCTGGGCAGTCGCGAGGTCAAGTCCAGCCATGCCGTAAGGCTACGTCTCAGGCTCTAC